ACATTGGACAATCAAAAGTCCTCCAACCACTTGGAGTAGTATTTGTTCGTATAGGTAAGTTATCTAATAATAACCTATGTACAGATTCTACAATATGTTCGACCATGCTACATTATAGCATAGTTAGTATAAAAGTCAACTAGTTTCTTAATAAAACTTTAGTTAAATTAGCACTATCATCACTTGCTGTAGGCTTACTTAAAACTCTAACCCAATTAGCACTAACACTAAAAGTTTCAGTTCTAATTTGTGTGTTTGCCGTCATATCAATATTTTTAACATCAAACCAATCTGTACTGACATCATCAGAGTCTGGTACTGAAGAAAGAAGACTAGCCTGAACAGTGACTTGTCCTGTGAATGCAGAAGCAGGATAAACTGCTACTGTGTGTTGAGCATTTTGGAAATTTTTACTTAGGTTACCATAAAAGGCACTTGTGGCATAAACGTTTGCGGCATCACCAGTGTCTGTACTTGCTACTTTCAAGAATGTAGAATTTTCTTGTGTTGCAATTGGTTCTTGAAATACTTGATCTGTTACTTCTAATTCTATCCTTGCATTACCTTGTTGGTCGCTATACAAAGGTAGGTACGTTTGGTCATGATTATCATTCTTTATAATATGCATGTGATATAACCCTTTGGTTACATTTTGCATGTCGCCATCTGTTAAAACTAATTTTACTATACCACTCTCTGAAGTATGTTCTAGTAATTTAGTTACAAGTCGTGTCCTGTTTACTGGCGATACAATATATGCATACAAGTTGTCTGCAAAAACGTTTGTTTTCTTTCTGTCCTTATTTGTGATGCTAAAAAGTATTTCGTTATTAACACCCTTATGGACTCTAATTTTTCTACTGTTCATAGGTCTGTTATCCAAAATTATTTGTGTATCCGTAGATACTAAATCAATTTTAGTATCGTAAGAGTACAATTTGTGCGTAAAGTTGCTCATAACTGTATTTATCTGATTTTGTATTTGGTAAATACACTTGCATGACCGAAATAACAAATGAAATCGAATTCTTAACAGGTATCAAATATGCTGGCAACGAGTATGTTGGAATTGTTGTGAATACAGATAATCAAATACTTACGTTTTACGACGCAGATCAAATCGGTGACTTAGAACTTAAAAAGGAATTTTTAGAACTAGGCAACATATGGTGGTGGGAATCTAATCGTATGCTACCTATCGATGTATTCTTACATCACGAGATGAAAACTTTTTATCCTTTCTTAAAAACTTTTGCAATGAAAGATGTTGAAATTTTATTTGGACCTGTAACAAGTCTACAAAATTTAATTAAGAAAAGAGTTAAAAGACGTTCAATACAATTAGTTAGAAAGACAGACTAACTAGCCCTCACATAGCAAATTCAATTGTACAATAATTGCTACTGCGTAAGAATATGAATGAGATTTTTTAAAGAAATAGGTATCGTTTTGTGGCTTTACCCAAACATCCGCTTCAATCTCTTGCCACGATTTACCAACCAAGTATCTTTTACCTGGTCTAATCAATGCAAGAATCATTGCTAGTTGATCAATGCTTGTGGGTAAATGTTGTTTTACAATGTCAAAATGATTGTTGATGTGAAATAATTTTTCTACTACTTCTTCATGTTGAAACAGTTCCCACATAGGTTCTGTTGCAAGTAGTCTATCTAAATGTGCTTCATCTTTAACATCTTTATATATGCTGTTATTGAGTACGTCTAATTTAAACCAACCTTGTTCTTCTGCATCTTTGTGATCTATAGAACTAAATCCTTCTACTGGATAAAATGGAATGTTTTGTAAATAAACACCAGTATTGTGTTTGCTAAACTGTTTGTCTTTGCAAATACTTGCTGGAGTATGTTTGATAATTGTTAATAGATCATCTCTATTAGCCATATCTATATCTACGTCAAAATCAATCTTCACTGAACAACAAACTCCACTTCTTTAATTTTTCTTTTTTCTCTTCCACTCGATCAGCAATTTGCTCATCTGTTACAAGACCACTCATTTTAATAATTTCGATCATGCACATTACATCACCAATTTCGTCTTGTAGATTTCTTATATACTTCGTTTTGCCTTTGCTACGAATAACTTTGCTACATGCTTGTATTAGTTCCCCGCACTCTTCTGCGGTAATAACTAACATCTCTTCTTGTTTCTTCATATTATATCAGCAATTTCATCTGCTAAGTTCCTGAACCATTGTGTATCATGTCCTTTAGTTGTCTCAGCCGCTGTACCTAACCTAATACCACTTGTCTCTGTAAAACTTCTTGGGTCATTTGGTATGCCATTTTTGTTTACAGTTATTCCATTCATTTCTAATAAGTTGGCGGCCGACTTACCACTCATTCCCCTGTTAGTTAAATCTAGTAATATTATATGCGAATCTGTGCCTCCTGTCAAGCATTCAAATCCATTTGCTGTAAGTTGTTCTGCAAATGCTTTAGCATTTACTAATACATCATTTGCATACATGCCAAACGCAGAAGAATTTGCTTCAACAAAACATTGTGCTTTTGCGGCAATCATGTTCATTAAAGGACCACCTTGTGTTCCTGGAAAAATAGCACTATTAATTCGTCTAGAGTATTCTTCGTTGTTCCAAAGAATAATGCCTCCTCTTGGACCTCTGAGTGTTTTATGAGTTGTGCTTGTAACAACATCAGCATAAGGTAGAGGATTGTCATAGCACTTGCCTGCAATAAGTCCTGAATAGTGTGCCATGTCAACCAGTAACTTTGCATTGACTTCATCTGCTATAATTCTAAATTTTTCCCAATCAATTTGTCTTGGATATGCACTAGCACCAGCAACAATCATCTGCGGTCTAAGTTCTTTTGCTTGTTCCATTATAGCATCGTAGTCTAACAGTCCTTCCTCGTTGACACCATAATGATATGCTTGATAAATTTTGCCTGAGATGTTAGGTGGTGAGCCGTGACTTAAATGTCCGCCACTTGCTAAGTCCATACCTAATATTTTATCACCAGGCTCTAAAAATGCTTGGTAAACTGCTGTATTGGCATTAGCACCACAATGTGGTTGCACATTAGCAAAGTTACATCCAAATAATCTAGTAACTTCCTCTATAGCCATAGACTCAATCTCGTCCATGTGGTCGCAACCATTATAATATCGTTTTCCTGGATAACCTTCTGCATATTTGTTTGTAAATATACTTCCGCTTAGAGCCATCACTGCCTCACTGGCATAGTTTTCACTTGCTATGAGTTCTATTGTGTTATCTTGTCTATTTGATTCTCGACTGAGAATATCGATTATTCTTTGATCCATACCAATATTTACCTTTCGTTAAAGATCTCTAATCATATATAAGAGTCTGTCAACATCAGGGTCATTGAGATATCCAATCACGTCATCAGTAATTTCTGTATTGTAGCACATATCGAAACCTTCGTCAGTAATATTGTTAATGACAGCCAGTTCCCATAATCCTTTATCACCACCGTAACTGTATTTGTGCTTGACTACACTAGCACCATAACCATTTGGAAACTTATATATTCGTTGGACACCTTTACCGTCTTTGTGATTCTGAATTCTAAATTTATTATTGTCGCTCATTAGTGTACATGTATCCAGTCTAAGCCAAATACTGCTCCTAGTATATAAAATAATGGGCCAATTATTAGTAAATCAGTAACGAAGTGAAAAATAAAAGACAATGCAAATATTTCTTTCCAGTGTACTTTACAAATATCTAGCCATTGTGCAAGTTTCTTCATTATAAGGTTTCCCAAATAATAAAACTAGCACCAATGCTCAATAGAGCAAGATAGCCAAAATAGATAAAGCCAAATACTAAATCTATCACAGTTTCTCTCCTAGTTCAAAACCTCTAAAGGTCTTAAACCTTGGGAACCTAAGGCTCCAAGTATCTTCAGCATCTTGTGATTGTGTTGCCGCATCAGCTCTAATCTCAACTAACTGGCCAATAACATTGTCTTGGTCTGTCCAAATTTGCTCTCTGTTC